ACATCAATGAAGACGCTCTTGATAACAGGCCAGACAATTTGAGATGGGGTACGCAAAAGGAGAACCTCAATATGCCGAGGTTCATTAAATACTGTAAGTCTCGGACTGGCGTAAACAATCCTCACGTTAAGGGGTTGGCCAAGAAGTCAGGCCAGTTAGATCAGAAGAAATGAGGCCAATTATGAACACAGTCTCAGAAAGCAAGTTTCCAGCCGCTCAGTGGAGCGAGTTTGGCCACAGCATCATACGCAATCTTGAGCTGAAAAAGACTGCGCAGGGCGAGTATCACGGTCCATGTCCATCATGCGCTGGCACAGACAGATTTTGGATCAAAGAGTTCCACGGCGAAGTTATGGTCAACTGCCGCAAGTGCAACGATTACAAATCAATTAAAGATAGACTTCGCGATATGTCATTGTGGCCACAGCCCGGACATACGCCTAAATTGGAGGTGGCAAGAGTTGACATTGACTGGCCAGAGCGTGACGCCATGAGCGACCACCCGTATCTTGAGAAGAAAAAGATTAAGCTGCACAATGCCAAGGTGGACGGCGACACGCTGACCATCCCAATCATTGACGTGCGCGGCAAGCGTGTCGGCGCTCAGTTTATTGATGCCGACGGCAAGAAAAAGTTTTCCTACCAGCTCCCCGTGATTGGCAACTTCAGTGTCATCGGTGGACCCATTCGAGACTTTGCATATGTTGCAGAGGGCTGGGCAACAGCCGCGACTGTGCATGAAGCTACAGGCAAGCCGTGCGTGTTCGCTCTAAATGCAGGGAACATTCTGGCCGTGATTGACAACCTGCAACAAGCCAAGCCGGATGCCGAGCTTGTTATTGCAGGCGACAATGATGATGCCGGGCGCAAAGAGTGCGAGCGTGCATTCTCTGAGCTTGGCGTTGAGTACATCCTGCCAGAGATTGAGGGCTGGGATTACTCTGACGTGTGGGTGAACCAAGGCCCGTCAGCGGCAAAGAAAGCATTGACCGTGCAGAGCGTCATGGATCAAATCTTCATGCCGGAAGACGCGATACCGCAACTCAGCCGAAACTATCTCGTGAAGGGCTGGCTTGGCGAGGGGCAAATGTCTGTGATCTACGGCCCGTCAAATGTGGGCAAGTCATTCTTCGCCCTTGACCTTGCGTGGCACATTGCCTGCGGTCAGGAGTGGAACGGCCACAAGGTTATTGGCGGCTCTGTCTTATACCTCGCAACAGAGGGCGGCATGGCGTTCCACAATCGCGTGGTTGCGCTAAAGAAAAAATACCCAGAGCATAAGAACGTGAAGCTGGCCGTGCGGCCAGCCCCGGTCAACTTGCTTGATGGCGAGGTTGACATGGCTGTGCTTGAGAAGCTGTGCCGCGAGGTGTCAAAGAAGCATGGTCAAGTGAAGTGCATATTCGTTGACACGTTGAGCCGATCAATGGCTGGCGGCAATGAAAACTCGCCAGAGGATATGACAAAGTTTATTGGCAACTGCGATAAGCTGCGCGAGATAACAAGCGCACACTTGGACGTTGTTCACCACTCCGGCAAGGATAAAGCCGCTGGTGCGCGTGGCCACTCAAGCCTCCGCGCCGCGACCGACACAGAGATTGAGCTTGATTATGACGAGAACACTGGCCTACGCACGGCAAGAGCTACGAAGCAGCGTGACATGGAAACGGGCGTTATATTTCAGTTTAAGCTGAACGTCATTGAGCTTGGCGTTGATGAGGATGGTGACAGCGTTACGACTTGTACCGTTGTGCAGGCTACTGAGAGCGAGATTGAAGAGGCAAACAAGCCACGCATCAAGGGCAAGAACCAAGTCCTGATCCGCAAGGTGTTTACACAATTACGCGGTGAGGGCGTTGGTCAGCCAAACCCCGGAGGGGTTGGTTGGCCAGAGCCGAGAACGTATTGGGTTATCCCTGAGGAGACGCTGAAGGATCACTTTATAGGCAAGGTGTCCTCGGCGGCAAATCCACGTTCTACATACAAACAGGCTGTGGATGCTCTAATCGGCGCGGGCCACATGGTTATAAATGACGGGCATGTTTGGTTTACTGACAACGAAGGCAAATGCAAAAACGTATAAGGAGGAAATACATGGAAGACTGGATTAATTGCCCCGAGTGCGACGGCGAAGGCCAAGTTGAGCGGGATGTGTGGGTCAGGCAAAGCTCAACTTGGCACGGCGACTTTGGAAGTCACATGGAGGAATGCGAAGTTTGTAATGGCATAGGCCAGATCGACCCCTTGGAGGATTACCAATGAAATACGATCCAGATGCGCTCACCCGCCACGTTCTTGACTGCGCTCAGCAAGGTATGTCTCAGATTGAGACGGCAGAATTGCTGCGGGTGTCACCGTCAACAATACATCGCATTTGTTCGGCTGCGAACATAAAACTCGAAAGGAAAAAACGTGAATACGGACCAAATTCAGATTATTATAAACAGGCTGGAGCGCAACAACAGCATAATGCTGACGGAGCAGAAGACGGCGATGCGGCCGAACTTGAAGCAGCGACTAGAAGAGCAGAAAGCGCTTCTCGATCTGCTAAAGCGCGCTACGAACTTGACGCAGCCGAGCGACTGAAGGCAAAGCTGAAAGGCGTCACTGACAAGCACGAGCGCTTTGAAATCACATATGGCCACTGCCTGTGGGAGTTCGAGACGCTCATGTATAAGCAGCGCAAACGTGGCCCGTTGCCCACTGGCCCACGCAGGCCCACAACTATGGCCCCATCTATGCAGCGCGCAGCTGAGGCAGGTAAACAGCACAGTATAGACCAAGGCAACCGTCTGTTTGCCCTGATACCATACGACCAACGCGTGACCGCAGCAGAGGCCGCAGAGCTTCTGGGTGACAGCATCCCTCGCACGTCAAGCTATCTCAAGAAAATGTGGGAGGCCAACAAGGTCTACCGCGTGCGGGATTTTGTTGAAGTGCCGGGCTACACTAAGCGGCAATGGCGCTGGGTCTTCAGCAAGCAACCGATCCAACCGTTGAATAATTGTTTTGAGGATGACAGCAATGAGTGACCGAGAGATAGAGCGCAAAATCCACATCGCTGGCTTCGTCGGAGCTGCCTTCGGCTTTGCAAGCGGCGCTGGCGTGATGATGCTGGTAGCAATAATATTCTGAAGTCGTGTGGGTGGCCGTTGAGATTAAAAAGGTGGCGCTTTTTGGTAGCAACGTCACACTAGGCTAAACAACCACCATTCCCGTGGTAAGTCGATTTTACTTGTGATGATAGCCACCCACTCGAACTTTGTAATCAAAGCCGCACTCGGTCACAAGCGATTATTTAAAGCTGTCGAATGTTTTTTGCATCGACTGCTTTTCATCCATAAATTCGTCTGGCGAAATGTATGTTGTCACAGAGGTCAGCTCGTCTCCCCGGCGGAAAATCACAGCGCCTAATTCAATAGATACAAACGCAAACACGTCTGACACATCGACATTCTTCTTGGGTGTGTGAAATGCGTATCTATTGCTAGTCTTATGCGTCTTGCTGGCGGTCTTCACTTGCAAGGTCAACGTCTGTGTATCCGTCTGTATATACGCATCGTGATCTTTGATCTGGCAGAGCGTGCAGATGTATCCTGCAAGCGATAAGTAGGCGAGAGCTAAATGCTCTCCGGCCCTACCTACCGCCGCGCTGGCTTTTTGATCTTGCTTGGCCACTTAGCTAACTTGGCTAAACTAAGCCATGAGCCAAGTGTGGATTTTCTTGCTCTGGTTGCTTCGATCATCCAAGCCATGATACCCGCCGTTCACGCGCTTAGTTATGCGCTTGATAGCATCATCCGTCACACCCTCGTCGGCAATTACAAACAATCCATTCTTGTTGAAGAACCACAGCGCAGTCTCAAACGCATACTCGTCTGCCACCAAGTCTGGGTCAGTCATAACCTTCGGCAGGCCCATGTCAGATGAAAACGAGCGGTAATTGTTGCGCCCGGTCAACTGAAGAAAGCCTCGGCCAATGTACAGGCTGGCCTGCGCTTCATTGTCATTGCCCATGCGGCCAGCGTAGACCTTACCAGCAAGCCCGGTTGGGTTTTTTGCGTAAGGCTCTGCATCCTCAACTGTTGGGAAGCGCGACGGCCACACGGCTTGGATGCGCTCCGGCGTGGAGTAATACAGGCTCTCACGGGTGCGCTTGAAGCCACCGCTTTCATGTGACGCCTGCCCCAGCAAGTGTGCGCCCCGCGCCGGGGATAGGTTAAAATGCTTGGCGATTGCTCGCGCAGTGTTTGGGCCAAACTCGCCATCTGCTGTTGCGCCGATCTTCGCTTGGAGGTTAGCCATAGCCTTGCTCATTTTTTAGCCTTTTTCTTTGCTGTCTTGGCAGCCGCTTTAAATGCACTGGCCGTTGGCGCTCCCTTTGTGCCGGGCTTGCGCATTTTCTCGCCACTTCCGGCTTTGATGCGCGCACGCTTTTTAGCAATGTTTGAATATAGTCCTTGTGGCATTTGAGCCTCCTTATGTGCTTTCTCCAACTTTGAAGCAATACGGCCTCACAGCGAACCCTTTGTCAACCAAATCAAGAGCCAAGCTCATTGCGTCGGCCTGACACTCATCCTCGCTATACCATATATTGTTCGTATTTGCGACCACCACGCACGACTGCGCCTCCAGTGTCGAGCAGAGGAGGAGCGCAGCAAGAAACATGGCCTACCACTTAACCTTATCGGCCCAATATGCCGCTGACATTTTACCCTTCGCAATATTCTTTGCGTGGCGGGCCTTGAATGATTTATTGCGGGCTGTGCCTTCTTTTGATCCAGACACACCCTGTTGGCCAAACCGAATTGTTTTCGTTTGATCGCCAGACTTGGCTACCACAACATGAGATTTCGTTTTGTGGCCGGGTGTGCGCTTAGGCTTATTGTAGCCAGACACGCCAGCTCGCGCTAATCTTGGGTCTTTTGCCATTACCTCTTCAATCCTTTCACTGTGCGGATGCCAAAGCTCGCCGCAATGCTTGCATACATCGCCCACTGAAACCACTGCGGCGCAGCATCCAGATTGGCGAAACCTTGCGCCATGTAAGGCTGTATGCCCGGTATGAAGCTACCCAGCACAATGGCTATGAAGGCCACTGTCCACGCCTCATCTTTCCACGAATTATTGCTGGCCTCGATGGCAGCTTGCTCCCACGATATTTCACCCGTGGCAATTTTCATCTTGGTCTCAGCTTCAGCTTTTTTAACTACAGCTTTGCTGTCGAGATAACTTGTTGCGAGACCACCGAGTGAGCCTATGATTTGACCGATCATTTCTTCGCCTCCATTGCATTAAATCCAAAGTATGCAGCGACCACACCTGAAGCCGCAACAACGTAAACCGCAGCAATGTCTGCAATCAATCCAGCAGCATCACTCAGGCCAGCCGCAGAAGCGCCTACAATGGCGAAAGGGTATAGAAGCATACCAGAAGCACAGGCAGTGGTTAAACGGCGCTGTGTGTCTCGCTTTGCGTCTGCGTCCTCCATTCGGCGGCGTCGGTCTTCAAGCATAATTTCATATTCGTTTGGATCAATCTTGCCGTTACCATTTAGGTCGTACTCGCTCATTGGCTGACTCCAATTTTAAAACACTGCAAATATTCATTGTTCTTCGTTATTAGGACCGACGCTCGGCTCAACTCGTCAAAACACTCT